CCAATTAACCCATGCCGCCTTTGGCGTTTCACCATAGGCAACTCTATCTAAACTATAACATTTCCAATAATTCCCTACGAATTTAATCTTTGGCTTCATAACTACGCTCATTTGCCTTAAATCTTTCACAAACAATCTTTTTCCTATTCTTGTTACTTGTCTTTAATGCCATTAATAATTACCTATTATCTTTGATGCTGAATCTTCAGATCATACAATGGAAATTCCTTATGGCAATCTATACACTCCTTCTTCCTCCATGAAACATAGATTGCCTTATTTTTATGCTTACATATCTTTACTTGAATAGGCGCATTAAACAAATTAATAGGCTGAAACTTCAACATGTTCCATTTCAAAATAAATCCTTATACAGCTCGAAAAACACCCATGACGCAACGATATACCCAACCCCTAGCCAAACTATTACTTCAATCATGTTTAAGCTCCTCTTCCACTCTCATGTCCAAATAACGCCCCAATGTATCAATAGCCTCTTCTACATCTTGCTCTTTATCCTTTGCGCCCCTATTTCCTGCACACAACAACTTCTTTACCGCATGTTGAATACAAGCATCTGTCACGTTAAACAACTCCAGTACACGATACACATCAACTGCATCTAAATGTCGTACATCTTTGTAGTAATGTTTATGTTTAGTCATTATCCCATGCCCATGCTAATCGACAACCATCACTGCACCATCTAGGTACAGTGATATTCCCCTTAAAAATTATAGGTTCTACATCTAGCCCACAAGTTAAACAAGCCCCATCCCCATTAATATTAATCTTAATCGCTTTGTTGTGTATATTCAGTAGTAATTTCTCTAAAATCCCTTTTTCAATTAAATCACTAACATCTAACGCATCCATTACTCTTTCCATTCATTCCACAAAACAATAATAAAAATAATAACACAACCACTATACGGTATTACTGCTAACGCATAACCCATAATAATATTCCAAATAACGCTATAAACATTCCTATCAAAAAAGCAATAGGCATCAAATACCATTCACACATTCTTCTTTTCATCAATAACCTCAATAACACCTTTTCTACGTTGTTGAAACTTTCCTTCATGCAATGTAACTTTTCCATCCACCTTTATTGCAACAGCATTTATTCCAAATTGTTTTTGTACCATCCTTAACAACTCATTAATCTCATCCATCCCCAATACCATACCAATGACATACCTACCACCCCCCTTCTTAAGAAAGGGGGTAGGGTAGGTATATTCCAGATCATTCCACCATATACCCTGCTATACCCTAGGTATTTTAGTGGTAGGTATATACTATACAAGCCACCAATAATTGCCATTATTTCCTATAAGCTTTTGTTTTAATAAGGAATTTTTACAACGACCAAAGTCTTTTGATACGTTTACAGCACCTTTAAATACCTCTTTAATAAAGGGATACCACTCATCATAATGGACAGTGGTATGGTATCCACCATTATCATCCATAACACAGTCTTTTTTACCATTAATCTCCAATGTTTCAATCAAAGAATCAATTGTTTTTTGCTGATTTTCTGTTAATTCCTTTTCTTTTTTAGTCACTCCTTCATATTCTAAATAAACAGAAGTTATCTGCTTATCTTCATCAACGTCATAAAACATCTCTCCGTCAAGATCGACTTCTTTAATAGTAAAATTCATATCGCTACCAGCTCCAAAATCTTTAGACTTGGTGCAAGCGAACTTAACAACATCTTTACCATCTTTGGTCACACAAAATTCTGCGTCCATAGCCGCTTTTATAGATGATGAACCCCTAGAACGCCCCTTGTCGCCATGCCCACTATGATGTACAGTAATAATAGCGGCATTAAGCTTACGAGCAAGTAGCTCAATAGACTTAAAATACATAGCCATATCTTCACTAGAGTTTTCATCACCAACCATATTCCTGTGCAAAGTATCAATAATAATAATATCGGGAGCAAAATCCATGTCCTCTACAAGTTTACAGATGTTTTCGGCTTCACGGGCATCAAGTAAATTAATAGAACGTCTACTAAAACGTATCCTGTCGCCATTGATACTGCTTCCCTTATATTTCTGCATCAATGCCTTAAATCTAAACGTAGCACCACGCAAACCTTCACCCATGATGATAAGTGTGTTCAGCTCTTCTTTTATCTTATGACCATGCCAATCTTTACCAATAGCACCGCAAAAAGCCCAATCCATAGCAAATAAGGATTTTCCTGCACCTGACTCCCCAAAAAGAAGATTCATTGAGCCACGCTCCAGCAATCCCTTAATTAACCATTGTGGCGTAGTAACATTAGCCATCATCTCTGTTAATGATACAAATAAACCTTCATGTTTTATTTTGCCAAAAACAATGTCACGAACAGCATCAATGCCATGTTGCTTCATAACATCATTAAAATCGCCATGAATGTCAGGATAGACAACATCAACACCGCATAGATTTGCTTTATCAATACCGATGCCGCTAACATCATTATCAGCGCAAATAACAATACGCTTCTTATCGTATTGTATTTTTAACATGTCAGTAACAGCTTTAAGATTTCCTGCGTTAAATGCTATACACACAGCTAAATTAGTAGCTTGATATAAACTATCCGCAGTTGCAAAACCCTCCGCTACTAACAATGTTTCACTGGCGATAGGATCACCTATCCAACAATGACCGCCTTGCATTTTACCGCCAGCATGAAATCTTTTAGCTCCATCACTGAATATAGATTGCAATGACTGTATATTGCCAAGTTCATCATAAACAGGTATTAGGAGCTTACCGCCAAACACTTTAGCCATGTTTGGATTGATTCCTTTATCCGTTAAGTAATCATGCTCCTTAACAACAACTGCCGCATCAAATAATGATTTTGCTTCTCTAGCCGCAACTGCATAATCTTCATCACGTTGCAGTGTTGCTTTGCGTTTAGCTTCTTCAAATTGTTGACGCATTGCCTCCTGCTCAGTAATACTTGGCGCATAATCTCTATGCGCTTGCCATTGGTGTTGCTCTCCACTGCGCCAACATCCAAATACTGCACCTTTCCCATCGTCAAAAACTAATACCCATCCAGACCTATCAGATTGCTTGTTGTTAGTCGAAAACCTAGTAACTTTACCAATACCAATATGGTGTGGAGGAGTATAGCCTACCGCTTTTATTGCGTCATTAAGTTCATTTAGCATTGAAATAGTCACTTAAAATTTTGACTAAATCATAAGGTACACGTTTCAATTTTTGGTTAGCAAACTTCCATAAAATATTGTAATTAACATCAATAGCAATACTAACTGCTGATAAATTCATGGGCTTTAATTTATTGATTATTTCATCTGGTGTGAGCATAGTTTTTCCTTTTTAAAAAATATTTTTGTTTAGGTGTTGCAATTTTAATTTATATCGGTAAGATAAGCAACTCGAAAAGAAAGAAATTTTAACCTCAATGTAGGAGTAGTAAAAAATGAGTGTATTAAGCTCAATAGCAAAACCAACTGATCGTTCGATCATTTGCACAATTACTGGAGATGCAGGATTAGGTAAAACCAGTCTTGCAAGTACTTTTCCAAAACCAATATTTATTCGAGCTGAAGATGGGTTACAAGCCGTTCTTGAAGCTACCCGTCCTGATGCTTTTCCAATCTTATCTACGGTTGATAATTTGTGGGAACAGCTTACAGCATTAATTAAGGATGACCATGATTATAAAACCTTGGTTATTGATAGTATCACTCAGCTTGATAATTTGTTCACAAATTATATTGTTGATACTGATCCTAAAAAGCCCAGAACAATTGCCCAAGCACTTGGCGGTTATGGTGCTGGCTTTCAAGCAATATCTTCATTACATGGCAGAGTTCGTAAAGCGGCTGGCATCTTAAATGAAGTAAAAGGAATGAATATTGTGTTTATTGCTCATTCTGAAACAGAAACAATCGAGCTACCTGACCAAGACCCCTACACAAGATATAACATTCGTATGCAGAAGAAAAGCGTTTCGCATTACACGGACAATGTTGACCTGGTGGGTTATCTTAAGCTTGAAACCCATACTATGGGTGATGGCGAGCGCAAAAAAGCAATAAGCGATGGAACTAGAATACTGGTAACATACGCCTCCGCATCAAATGTTAGTAAAAATAGATACGGCATAAATAATGATCTAGTTGTAGTGGCTGGTCAAAATCCTTTAATTAATTTAATTCCTAGCATCGGAGCATAAAAATGAGTAACTTTTGGGTAACATCTGATAACAAAAACATTGTAGCAACGGGTGAATTTACTTCTGGTGGTGGCAAAATTGAGAACATTCCTGACGATACAACGTGCCTAGCTTTAATTGATGAAGCTGGTATTGCTGAGTATGAAGGTACTGAATATGTTAATTTGCGTTGGACAGTTTTAGAGCCTGTTGCATACAAAGGTAGAAAAATATTCCATAAAGTTCGTGTATTTGATGCTGACATTGCTAAAGCGGATAAAGCAAAGAAAATGTTGATGGCTATTGACACCAATTGCGGAGGTAAATTAGCTGAAAGTCAGGAAGCTCCAAATGATAATTCTATGGCAAAAGCATTACTTAATAAACCAATGTTAATAAAAGTAATGATTTGGGAGTTGAATGGACGTTCAGGTAATTGGATAGCTTCTGTATCTCCACGCAATAAAACAACAACTGCAATACAAGATGCACAAGTTGTAGTTGATGATGGTCTACACGCTGACATACCCTGGTAAATAACCACATGCACAAGGATGTGCATTTCTAACTATATAACTATAAAGGTAAATAACAATGGAACAACAACGTACACCTGAATGGCTAGAAAAACGCAAAGGCAGGATAACTGGAAGTAATGTAGGCGCAATACTAGGACGATCACCATTTATGAAGCGCAAAGATGTAATGCGTAACATGGTAAGAGAATATCACGGTTATCCTAGTGAATTTACGGGCAATATAGCTACCAACTATGGTACGCATAACGAACCTATTGCATTAGCTGATTATGAGTTGAAATACAATACAAAAATAGAGTTGACTGGCTTCCATACTTTTGAAGATTGGCTTGGAGCATCACCAGATGGATTAATAGGTGATGATGGTTTAATTGAGATCAAATGCCCTTATAGTTTGCGTGATAAAACACCAGTAGAATTTAAATCTATAGACTACCAAACGCATTACTGGTTACAAATACAAATACAATTATTGGTGACTGGCAGGGAATGGTGTCATTTTTATCAATGGTCAGCTCATGGAGAGATGCACGAAACAGTTTGGTTTAATCCTTTAGCTATTGATAAATACTTACCGGAACTACGAGAATTTTATGAAGAATATCTTATAGAGCGTGAACAACCAAACTGTATGAAGTATCTGGAAGAGAAACGTCAGCAACTTCAATGTGAATCAATGCTGGAATTGTATCTTGCGGCTACTGAAGAAATTAAGAAGCTGGAAGCAACACGCAAAGATATACTGGCTGAGATAGTTACATTGGCTGGTGAAAAGGATAGTGAGATTGCTGGTCATAAATTAACTAAAGTAATTAGAGCTGGTTCTATATCTTATGCCAAAGCTGTTAAAGATTTAATGCCTGATGCTGACCTTTCTGAATACACTGGTGAACCAAGTAGTTATTGGCGTTTGACGTGAAACTCCGCCCCTACCAACAACAAGCGCATGATGTTGCTATAGAATAAAAAGCAATTATATTTAATGTTTATTATTCATGTATAATGTACCTGTATTCATAATTTTTAATATAGGTATATTTAACATCATGGGAAAACCAAAAATAGATTTAACTGGTCAAATATTTGAAAGATTAACCGTTGTATCAGTATGCGTTAATAAAAATCCATACGATAGCAGGACAGGTCTTTTTTGGAATTGTATATGCAGTTGTGGAAAAGATTTTATAGCTTATGGAGTTAGTTTAAGAAAAGGAAAAACAGAGTCATGTGGATGCTTGTGGAATGAAAGAAAATCCAAAGGAATGGCATTAATGAGATTAAAACAATCAGGCACAATAGAAGAAAGATTTTTATCAAGATTTAAAGTAAATGAAATTACTGGCTGTTGGGATTGGACAGCACAAAGAGATAAAGATGGTTATGGATTTTTGCCAAGATTAAATGGATCAACAAGAGCGCATAGGTTTTCATATAAATATCATTATAAAGCTGATCCAGCTAAATTATTTGTCTGCCATAAATGTGATAATCCTGGTTGCGTAAATCCAGATCATTTATTTTTAGGAACTTGCCAAGAAAACATTGCAGACATGCTTAATAAAAAAAGAGATGCAATGATTGGTTCAAAGAATAATAAAGCAAAGTTAAGTGAAGATGATGCTAAATTTATTTTTAATAGTTGTTCTTCTACTACTCAGTTAATGGAAAAATTTAATGTTTCAAAAACAACAATAAATAGATTAAGAAGTGGAGAAACATGGAAACATATACAAAAACAAAATTAAGAGATTACCAAGCAAAAGCCGTACATGATGCTTTTGAGCATATAAAAATATCAACTGAACCTTGTTTGATTGAAGCATTTACGGCAGCAGGAAAATCACTAATAGTTGCCGAACTTGCTAGAAAAATACATCAATTTAGTGGTAAAAAAGTTTTATGTTTGCAGCCATCAAAAGAGTTGTGCCAACAGAACATAGAAAAATACTTAGCAACTGGTAATGAATGTTCAATATTTAGCGCATCACTTGGAACTAAATGTATAAAACATAATGTAGTGTATGGAACGCCAAAAACAGTGGCTAATAAAATACATCGTTTTGGCAATCAATTTGGCGCAATCATACTTGATGAAGCGCATGAGTCATTAACACCAACCATATTTAATATTATTGATTCTATAAAAAAACATAACCCTAATTTGAGAATAATAGGATTAACCAGCACTCCTTTTAAATTAGGTCTTGGATATATTTATAAGATTGATTTAAACGACAAACCAATACCTGAAGATATTGCAAAAAACCCTTATTTTTATAAACTTGTTTGTCAAATATCTGGAAAATATTTATTGAAAAATGGATACATTACAAAACCTGTAATTGGCGCAATAAACTCATGCTCTTATGATACTTCAAAATTAAAGCTTAATAGCTTTGGTAGGTTTGACGAAAAAACAATTGATGCCGCTTTTGTTGGACATGGCAGAGAAACATCGTTAATTGTGTCAGATGTTGTAAACCAATCTGTAAACAGAAGTAGCATCATGTTATTTGGAGCAACAATTAGGCATTGTGAAGAAATACTTGCATCATTACCGCCAATCATATCTGCCATGATTACAGGCAAAACAAACAAAAAAGAACGTGAACAAATAATTTTAGATTTTAAAGCACAAAAGATTAAATATTTAGTGTCTGTGGATACGCTGACGACTGGGTTTGATTGCACCTCTGTAGATGTTATTGCCTTACTAAGAAAAACGGAGTCTAGTGCGCTTCTTGGTCAAATTATAGGTAGATCAGTAAGAATACATGAAGGCAAAAAAGATTCTTTGATTTTAGATTATGCTCAAAACATTGATATGCACTTTCCAGATGGTGATTTGTTTAATCCAGAGATTAAATCTGTTTTTAAATCTGAAGGGGAATTGTCGCCAATTATTTCTGAATGTCCTGAATGTAAATGCACAAATGAATTTTCTGCTAAAAAAAATGATGAAAAATTTAGTATAAACAAACATGGT